TCGTCGTGGTCGGTTGCTTAATTGCGGCTGAAATGCCTGTGCATGTCGGGGGTGTGGAATGAGCGAATTGATTAGCGGTAAAGATGCGCTGATTGCATTGGCGAATGGCAGGGAGGTTGAAAACTGGAATGGTTCTATTTGGTGGGATGTAGAAGGTACTTGGCAACTTGATGTATTTCTTAAAACAGCTCTAAAGTTCCGCCTAAAACCTCGCACTATCACAATTAACGGTATTAAAGTTCCTGAGCCAGCAGACGATAGGGATTATCACTATCAAGGTATTTGGATTCTTAACAGCCTAGAGCCTAAAGAATATGGCTATGTAGTGTTGGATATTACTGATGAGATGCCTAGATACTGGTGGAAGTCAGAAGAAGAAATCAAACAAGTTGTTGCTGCCCTTCACCAAGTGTTTGGAGGTGCTAAATGAACATGCACGCTAAACCTGAATTGTTCTGCCCTCAACTACCAAAATTTGATGTTTCTAGCGAAATTGAAGTTGATGGTTCGGTTGTTTTATTTGATCTGAAACATGGGTGCATTGTTATTCAATGCTCTATGGCGGCTGATGTGGTAACGAAATCAAGAGAAGTTGCTTACATACCTAACCAGTATGGGCTGAACTATCAATATGAAGATTATCGGGACCAGGATTACGAGCAGCTTTTAGTTGATCAAGAAACGTTTGTTGTCGTGATTGATAGCGACCATACCGATATTCCAAATGGCTTACGCATCACCCTCACCGAAAAACAAGTCACAGAATTAAATAAGCAGCTTGAATATCTTGCAGAAGAACAAGCCGATCAAGTTTTAGCAGCTTAGGAGAAGAAAATGAATGCACCAGTACACACAAATCAAAACCCTTTTGCAGTGTCAGCACCACAAACACAAGCAATGTCTACTGTTCAATCTGACAGTCAACGTGCTATTGCGGAAGTTCAAGCGGCTCTTGTGATTGCTAAGCAGTTTCCACGGAATCCAATTGAAGCTTATGACCGTGTAATGAATGCTTGCCAGCGTCCAGGACTGGCGCAATCAGCCGTTTATTCTTATGCTCGTGGCGGCACTTCTGTCACTGGCCCATCAATTCGACTTGCAGAAATGCTTGCTCAGAACTGGGGGAATATTCAGTACGGTATTCGGGAATTATCTTCTGAAAATGGAGAGTCTACAGTTGAAGCATTTGCTTGGGATGTAGAAACAAATACTCGTCAAACTAAAGTATTCCAAGTTCCTCACATGCGATACACACGCAATGGATCTAAAAAATTAACTGACCCGCGCGATATTTATGAGTTGGTTGCAAACAATGGTGCGCGTCGACTTCGTGCCTGCATTTTGGGTGTGATTCCAGGTGATGTTGTGGATGCTGCTGTGGATCAGTGTGAAAAAACCATCCATGCAAATGCAGATACATCACCAGAAGGTGTACAGAAACTGGTTAAAGCTTTCGAGCAGTTTAGTGTCACCAAAGATGATATTGAGGGCTTTATTCAGCGCAGACTTGAAGCCATTACTCCTGCAAACGTGGTGTCACTTCGCAAGATTTTTACCAGCCTTCGTGACGGCATGAGTTCAGCAAAAGATTGGTTTAAAAATGCTAAAGCTGTGGAGGTAGCAGCGGTTGAAGCACCAAAACCAACGCTGAATGATGACGAGTTTGATGCAGCACTTGAGCAGTTGAACGCTGGTGCGATTGATAAGGCTTATATCTTGGATGGATATGCGCTAACAGATGCACAGCGTATAGCGGTGGAGGCTCAGTGATGAAAATTGATTTTGATATTATGGATTTGGAAACTGTAAACACGGTTTACTCAACCTCAAATTATGAAATATTTAAAACGCTTGCTGGCAACCGCGCTGTAAATAGGGTTCATATTCAGCGATTAAAGCAGAGTTTTAAGGAGGCTTATCTATCAAGTGTAATGATTGTTAATGAGTATTTTGAAATCATTGATGGTCAGCATAGATATGAGGCGGCAAAATCTCTTGGCTTGCCTTTGAATTTTATCATATGTAAGGGGTATTCATTAAAAGAGGTTCAACTGCTTAATACTAGCGCCAAGAACTGGACCAAGATTGATTATCTGCAAGCATATTGCGACCTAGGTAATGAAGCATATATCGAATTTAGAAACTTTATGCACGAATACTCTGATTTTGGGATTGCTGCTGCTGAGGCGATTTTGACTAATAAATTAACCCTGAGCGTCAATAAGGCATCAAAAGAACTTATTAGCGATACAAATAAGAGTGGCAAATACTCAGTTAAGTATTTCCAAAACGGAGAGCTTGAAATCCCAGATATTGAACAATCTAGGATTAATGCTGAAAAAATAATGCGAATAAAGCCGCACTATGATGGCTTTAATAGAGCAGGGTTTGTAATTGCAATGCTAGGTATTTTTCGTATAGATGACTATAACCATGATCAATTTATTAGTCGTTTGGAGAGCAATCCAAAGTCACTAACGCACTGCTCAAATGTGACGCAATATAAATCCCTGATTGAGGAAATTTATAACTTCCGCAGCAGAAACAAAGTTTCTTTACGGTTTTAAGGGGTGCTCAAAATGAAACTATTCCGCTGTTCATCCCTACATAAACTTATTGGTGATGGTCGCTCTAAAGCGGCTGTCATCAGCGACACAGCAAAGTCTGCAATCCGTGACATTGTGAAAGAGGACCTATATGGCTTTCGCTCATTCACAGGTAATCAGTACACAGTAAAAGGAAACTTGCTTGAGGATTTGGCAATCGAAATGTCGGGCAAGATGCGTTTTCGCAATTACCAAAAACACGTAGGACGTGTTGAAAATGAGCTAATCACTGGTGAGTGTGATGTGCTTGATCTTGAGCGAAAACTCATTATCGACACGAAGGTTACTTGGGATATTGGCACACACCCATTCTTTGCTGATGAAGCAATGGAGAAAGTCAAAAAGGCAGGCTATGACGTTCAGATGCAGGCGTATATGTGGCTTTACGATTGCGAAGTTGCAAATGTTGATTTTTGGTTATTCCCTTGCCCGCCTGAACTTTTAAAAGATTGGGATGACATAGATCAGTTGGTTCATCTTGTCGAAGCAATTGATATTCGAGAGCGCAAAACGACTGTGACAATCGAACGTGATGAATCGGTTATTCAGAAGATCAAAGACAAGATTCCGCACTGTCAAAACTACTATGAGCAGCTATTTTCTGAGCGTAGCAAAGGAAAGGTGGCAGCATGATCGAACTCAAACTTGGCTTAACGTTCCTCTGCTTCTTTGCGACGTTGGTGGTGATGACATGGTGAAGTTTATTCCTAATTCCTTGTCGTTTGCGTTCACTGTATGGATGCATGAAAGCGGATATTACGTGTCAGCTAAAAAGGATTGCATCGTTATGAAACGTAACAATGATGTTGCAAAAATCTCAATGGTTGAAACAGATATGGGCTTTGCAATGAATGATGTGTGTCAAAAGCGGTTTTTATCGTTTTGTAGGGCTTGGTTGAATCGTGACAAAAGCTATATTGATCAATTGCACATGCGCGGCGTTACGAAATTAAAAAATCTTAGTTATCAAATGGTGGCAGCATGAGCACATTAAAAGATTTGAATAAGCATTTGTTTGATCAGTTGGATCGCTTGGCAAAGGCTGATAAAGATGGCCTTGAAACTGAGGTTAAACGCGCTCAAACAATTCAAGGTATTAGTGCTGAGATTATCAAAGCACACGCTACTCAATTGGATGCGGTTAAGTTGGTCGCTCAATACAAAGGCTTAAACCAAGAACAACAAGCCCCGCGCATTGCGCTTGGCGATATGGATGTCGAGGTTTAAATGCAGTTTAAATACACGCCTGAAATGGATGCTTTTTTGATTAAGCATACAACCATGCCCCGCAAGGGATTAACCGAGCTTTTTAATGCTGAGTTTGGCGTGAGCGTCAATGTGGATCAGATAAAGGCTCACTGTCTAAGAATTGGTGCTAAAACTGGCCGCACTGGTCGCTTGGAAAAAGGGCATGTTACTTGGAATAAAGGAATGAAAGGCTATAAGCCAAGCCCTGAAACCATGTGGAAAAAAGGCAATGTTCCTCATACAGCGGCACCAGTGGGTCATGAGTACGTCACGAAAGATGGTTACATCGAGTGCAAGTTTGAGGGTGAGCGTCAAATGAAACTCAAGCATAAATACCTATGGGAAAAAGCTAATGGCCCTATCCCTAGTGGTCACGCACTAATCTTTAAAAACGGCATTAAAACCGATTGTCGATTGGATAATTTAATGTTGGTAAGCCGTGCTGAATTGCTTGCAATGAACCGCAAGTTTAAAGAATTGCAGCGACCTGAAACAAAGGAAACCGTTGCGATTTTAGCAAAGCTTTATGTGCAAAGTCAGAATATTGGAAAGGTGGCGTGATGGATATTCAGGGAATTAATTTAAGACGTAGTGATTTTGAAGCCATGCACCCGACTACAAGGCTATTCAATTTTGATGCTGAAAAAATGGTTTATTTTGGTTATGGATCGGAAAGCATCAATAGTCAATGGACTACTTGGTGCGCATGTATTGGCATGTTGCACTTGGAGGCCAAGGAGGTTAGAGCGGTGCCGGATACTCAAGCATTACATGACCGTCTGCTAGTTAAATCAATTAGAGAGCATGTTGAAAGCCATATCTCAGAAGTAAGCGTAAATGATTTGTTTGATAAAGGGTGGCTTACTGCAATGAAGTGCATTCAAAACAACATTGACATGCTTGAAGCACAGGATTCAACCAATGACTGAAATACAGCAAACAAACATTGCAGTAGCTAACTTCATCATTGGCGAATTGCACAAAGACAAGCCGTTTAATTTGAAGCTTGATGCAGGTCAAACAGGCGCTTTATACAATATTTCAAGTGAGTCACATCACTTACATAGCGGCTTTGTTCGTAAGCTAGAAGCGACCTTAAGACAGCGTGTGAACAATGGTACTGGTGTGGTTCTTGAGATCAATAACAATGCAGACCTGTATTACCACGTGCTGAGCAGCTACATAGCAGAGCATACTCAGCCTACAAACAACATTGACCAGCTCATTGCAAGTGGTGAATTTGATAAGGCTTTTGAAAGTGTGTTCGGGCTGCCGATTGGTGTAGTTGATAGT